TGAGTTATATTAAAGTAGAAGGTCATGATGGTCTCGTCAGAGATGAGACCACAGGTGCCATCATCAGTTTGGACGATTCTGCCATAGAATCTAGACGCAAATCAAAACACCTTGGTTCCGCGTTAGAAGACATAAATATGTTGAAGGATGAAGTCTCTGAAATCAAATCCCTACTTAGAGAGCTAATAAAAAATGCCAGCAATTAATGTCGCTAGAACAGATACCTTTGAACAACAAAGGAATAAAATTAATGATATTGGATCTCAAGTATTCAACATTGCCGCTGGTGGTTCCGATTTATCCACAGGAAATTTAAAACTTGGAGATGGATCTAAAAATATACCATCATTATCTTTTATAAGCGATAATTCTCTTGGTTTATTTAAGTCAGATTTAAATATTCTTTCTTTTGTTTCTGGATCAAGAAAGATCTTTGAATATTCAAGTTCTCAAGTTAGTTCTTATAATGATTTTTATGTCATTAAGAATGAATTAGATACTGCAGGAACTATAATTTCTTCCTCAGGAACTGGTTATGGATCAGGAACATATACAGCAGTTCCTCTTACTGGTGGTAGTGGTAGTGGATCAGAATCTACAATTGTAGTAGAATCATTTTTAGGTTCGATAACTACAAATGCTACTGGATTGAAATCTGGTCAATATTTTACTATTCCACTTGTTGGTGGATCTGCACCAGAAAAATCTACGACGGTCAATTTTACAGTTCCAAATATCCTAGGATCTATAAGTAATGCTGGAAGTGGATATACTGAAAATAGTTATGATGGGGTAAGTCTTACCGGAGGAAATGGTTCTGGAGCTCAAGCAACGGTAGTTGTAGATAACACGGGAGTTGTCACAGGAATTACAATTTCGGCATCTGGTTCTGGGTATTTGAATGGGGATGTGCTTGCTCCAGATACCAGCACAATGACTTATGTCGATGAAAGTGATATTACTCAAACAAGTGGAGGACTTGGAGCAACATATGTGATTTCAAATGATCCAAGTAGTATTGACACATCAACCCTAACTTTTTTATCTAAAGGAGATGGATATCTTGTAGGGGAAGTTCTCAGTCTCAATATAGAAGTAACTGGGGTTACATTAACAATTACTGAGGAAGAGGGTGAGCCTTCCAGTCAAATTATTATAACAGAAGCACAATATAATCAATTTACTAATGGTTCTACTATAACGAAAACTGGCGGAACTGGTGTTCTTGCTGCCAATACAACAATTACTTTAAGTATTGATGGAGACAGTGGAAATTACATTTTATCGTTATCTGATCAACCAACAACTGCTGGTTCTATTACAGTAACAATAACTCCGCCATATGGAGAACCAGCAACAAATCTTCAGTATACAATTTCATCTTTAGGATCTGTTGGATCAGTTACTATAACAGATGGTGGAGTTGGATATGCGGTAGGTGACGTTGTATCCACAAATCCAGCAAACTTAATTCAGAGTATTAGTTATGCTGCTACTAGCATTGCCGTACAAGAATTAACTTTCAATCCAGCAATTGCTCTTGGTGCATTAACCACATCAGATCAAGTTCAAGTACAAGGAGGAGTAATTGAAGACACAGAAGTTACTACTGCTTCTACAGGAGGAACTGCTGATGCTTCAGTAGGGGGTGTAGCACCAACCTCAACATCAGGAAATGGTGTTGGGGGATTGTTTGATGTCTCTTTTGATGAAAATGGTGTTGTAATTTCTGCTAGCATTTCAGTAGATGATGCTGGATATAACTACCAAACAAATGATACCGTAACATTAAGTGGTGCTTCTATTGGGGCGACTGGTAATACTTTGATTACCGTAACAGCTGTATCGTCTGATGGAGCATTAGTTGATGTATTAGAAGTTGTTGATAATGGTTCAAATATTACTTCTATAGTTGTTGCTGATGGAGGATCATTCCAAGATACAAATTTAGTAAAAGATAGTACAAATGCATACCCACTCAGTGCTGTAGGATCCCAAAATAGATATCAAATTGATGGTGTTACCACACCAGATCTAACTTTCTATGTTGGTGACACAATTGAAATCACATATCCAAGTGATCACCCATTTACACTAAGTGCTTTTAGGGATGGAATATACTCCCCGAGTCTAGTGTCTTCGGTATCTGGATCAGTAACTGCAGGATCTGCAGTTATGACATTAACTTCCAGCACAGGCATTCTACCAGGAATGGTCGTAACTGCTACTGGTGCGGGAGCGATTCCATCATCTTTAATTGTTATCAGTGTAGACGGACCAACTCAGGTTACATTGTCTGGAAATGCCACAGTTACTGGAGCACTTACAGCGAATTTCTCTGGTGGTGAATATACAGAAGGAGTGTCCAGAGTAGGAACAGTCCTATCTATTAATATTACTGAAAACACCCCCACTACATTATACTACTATTGTACCAGTCATCCTAACATGGGTGGGGCAGATAATCAAGAAGCATCTATTACTATCAACAGTAATAACCCAAGAACATTTGGTTCTGGTTTAGTTCTTAATGTATCTAGCATAACATCAACAAATATTTTTAATACAGATGTAGAAAATTCATCTGTATCAATTCCTACAATAGTAAGTTCCCAAGTAAATGGAGTAAATCAAACTCTCACAGGAACTTTAACGGCAGCTAGTATTATAGCAACAGAGATTGCTGTACCAGAAATTAATTCTGCTGCGGATATTGTAGTTACTGCTGTCGATGATTTAACTTTAAGTTCTACCAATATTACATTTAAAGATAAAATTGCCATAGACACTGATGGCAATATTGATAGTGCTGGATATTTCAAAACAACTTCTTACGCAGAATTTAACGAAAAATTACATTTAGAAGAAGATACAATTTCATCAAAAGCTGGTTACGATATTAATATCATACCAGCAGTAGATCAAGTAGTAAAAATTCCAACAACTACGTCTTTAAATATTCCTTTCGGTACTACAGCAGAGAGACCAACATTATTGGCGGAAAATGGATCTATCAGATTCAACACAGAAAGTCAGCAGTATGAAGGTTACAACGCAACAACAACTGCATGGTCTTCTCTTGGAGGTGTCAGAGACCAAGACGGTAACACCTATATTAAAGCAGAGGAAACTGTTGGCGCAAACGACAATACTTTATATTTTATTAATGATAATATTAACACTGTAAACGTTACACCAAATTCTTTAGAATTTGTGAATGTGAAGAAGCAAAGTTCTATTAATACGGCAGCGCCAAATTTTGTTAACTGGAATGCAAATACTCCTGTTGTTGCTGGAGATTATTTGAAGTGGAAGAATAACTTATACGAAGTTATTGTAGACGGTACTACAGGCGGACCAGGATCACCTCCAGTTGATATATCAGGAAATAATTTTTTAAATGGCAATGCCACACTAGTTTATAGTCAATTAGCTGTAGCACCTATTGTATTTGAAGATATTGAAGAGGTTAGAATTGATCCAACAGGTTCTAGTCCTATTGTCATTAACAATGACTTAAAACTTTCAGAAAATATAATCTCTTCTGTTATCAGTGATATTTTAATAGCGCCAAACAGTGGCAAAAAAGTAAAAATTGATACTAATACAACACTGGTTCTTCCATCTGGAGCGGATGCTGATAGGGGATCACCTGATCAGGGTTCTGTTCGTTTCAATACATCTGCTCTTCAGTTTGAAGGTTATGATGGAGTCAACTGGGGTTCTCTTGGTGGCGTCAAAGACGTTGATCAGAATACTTATATTATACCAGAACTTTCTCCAGGATCAAATGAAAATATTTTATATTTTTATAATGACAATAACAATACGTTAAGACTCACAGCAACAGCACTTGATTTTGACACAGTTGATACTATCAGATCTGTAACCAGTAATGAGTTTGAACTAACTTCATCTCTTCTAACACTTGATAATGCATCAACAACTATTGATAACACTGATACGACAAAAACATTTATTCATAGTAATAAACCAGCATTAGAGTTAGGTCTGTCATCTGGATTAAATGTCGATCCAATTTTAAGATTCCAAGACACTGGTGATATTTTTTATAATATTGGATTTGGTACTGGAGTGTATGATGGTGTTAAAATTTTTGATTCTGAACTAAAAGAATTTGAATTAGCAGATTATATAATTTCAACTAAAAAAATTACTTTAGTCAAAGGTTCATCTGAAATTGGAAGTGCTGTTCTTTACAGTACAGTTACTGCTAATGGTTGCCGTTGTACAATTCTTTCAAAGAATACTGCAACAGGAAATAAGTCGATGATGGAATATGGAATTATCAATAAAAGCACTACCGACATTTACAATAACGAATACGGTGGTCTAAATAGTTCTCAGGATGGTTTCACAACTACATTTGATTTTACTGATGAAAATGAAGTACGTGCAACTGTAACTTTAACCAATGATCATTTAGTTGGTAGTTCCGTAGAATTTACTGTAGTCACACACGCCCTCAAGTAAAATGCCTGTTAATTTAAGAGAGTTTGATTCACTTGGTGGATTTTCTATTAATCAAACAACAATAATTGATAAAGATAAAAACGCTAAAGAATTAAATTCTTTAGAAATAAAAAATTCTTTTTATACCGATTCCAACGCAACAAAATATATTTTGCGTGGAGCTAACAGTGGTTCATTACAATTAGATGATGTTGGAACATTAATTAATATTGAAAATAATACGATAAATTTTATTACTGGTCAGATTATTGCTGTAAATCCCAACGGAACATTATTCGCAAAAAAATTAGAAAGTGCTGTATTTTGTAATGGATCCGGTGCGGTATCTATTTCGTCAACTTTAGAGACAACTATAAAAGATGATATTCCCGAAGGAGAAACTTGGGATGTTGTTCCTTTAGGGTCGGTAAATAATTTCACATATAATACTACAAGAGCAGGAACAACATCAAATATTAAATGGATTGCTATGACAGATGTTGTATCTATCGCATGGTCGTAATTCGCTAAATAATAACTAGGAAAGATGAACGAGCGCACGCACCATGAGTTTTCATATCAATTCAGATAAAGAAAAAATTAGAGGCGTTAATCCAAAACTTATTGGTGATAATGAACTCACTATTAGAGGTGGTACTGGATCATCTGAAAAAGAAATTTTAAGAACTCAACTAGATTCCGAAACGGATTTACCTCGTGTTGGTATTAACAGAACTGGACAAAGAGTTAATACTATCACAATTACCGAGTCTGGTTCTGGGTATACCGCCGCACCATTAGTAGAACTCACAGCACCTCCCGAAGGTGGAACACAAGCTTTAGCATCTGCCTTTATTTTCAACGGTCGTGTTATTAACATTGCAGTTAATAACCCAGGTAGTGGTTATAATACTGCTCCTCAAGTTGTTATTAGTGGTGGTAATGGTTCTGGTGCTGCAGCAACATCCGCACTTGATACCGTTGACTATGAACTTGATATTAATGGTGCTATTAGAACTTCCACGTCTATCATTTCAGATACGGCGAGAATTCTAAACCTAGATATTGACAACTTTATCACTCCAGATACAAATTTTAGAGCGCCCAACTTAAAAACATATCAAAATAATACTGGTACTTTATGGGCACCAAATATTATTCTTCAGGAAAATTCATTTAGATATTTTGGTTCAAATGTTTATCAGGCACTAAATGCTGGAGAAACTGGACCTAGCGGTCCAGAGCATGTTGATGGTATTGTTGCAAATGGCGAAGTTAACTTCAAGCATGTTGGTTTTCGTGTAATTAATGAAGAAGAATTTAGATATAATGATACCGGAGACGCAGGTGTATATCCTCGTTCTATTACTCCTCTTCTAGGAGATAGATCCGACAAAATTGCTACTACTGAATATGTACTTAACCTAGCAACAAATGACGTTGGTGGTCGTGTTTATGTTTCAGAACAAATTGGTTCCGATCTAAATGATGGTCGTTCTGCTGTTGCTCCTGTTAGAACCATTAAGAAGGCAGCACAAATTGCATGGTCTACTCCTGGTGTCAAAGAAACGTTAATTATTTCTGGTGGTGATTATGTAGAAGACAATCCCATCTCACTACCACCAGACGCATCGGTTGTTGGTGATAACCTTCGTTTGGTTATTATAAGACCAAACAATCCTGGCAAACACATCTTTAAGTTCGGTGATAAAAACTATGTCACTGGTGTTACTTATAGAGACAAAATTGATGCTAATGGCGATGCTGTTGCTACTTGGGATTATGCTATGGTCTTTGACGACAAGCAAAGAATTCTTGTCGATAAAGAAGTAAATGGTGATATTGGTGTAAAGTTTCCAATTGGTCATCAAGTTTTTGGTCCAGATCAATTCCGTGTTGATTTTACTGGTAACACAGGATTATCAACTCTTGCTAATGGATTGGATGTAGTTGGTTTAAATACTGGTTCAAGAGCAAATATTATTGATGTTAGGTTTGAGGAAACAACTGGCGCTAGCGCATATATTTCTGGATCAGCTGATGTAGAACTAAAAAGTGGTTCTTTTGTTCAAGGCGAACAATTTTCCTATATCACATCTGCTGGAACTGGTGCGGCAGTTAGTGGATTAACTATTACTGCTGCTTCTGGAGAGAACAAACTCAGATCTACTTCAGATCCGTCATCTATAATTCCAGCTGGCACATATGTGTTCGTGGATGATACTAACGATGCTGTCTTTACGCAAGGTTATTATCAAATTGCTTCAATTACACCAGATGATATTGATACTCCAACTTATTGGGATATTAGATTTTTTGGTATACTAGGAGCTCCTGAATGGAATAGCACTGCTGCGATTAGTGTTAATATTAACCAAGCAACACCACAAATTGAAACTTTTAATTCTACTTCACTAATTTCAATTAGAGCTGAAGGCGAAGTTGTATCAGTCAACGAAGATTTTGAAGCTTCGTATCCTATTATTAGATTAGATTTCTCGAAGCAAGGAGATCCATCTATTACACAAAACGGTTTCCAATTTGAAACATTTGGAAATTCTGAAGATATTGGTGGTGTTGTCTTTTACACAAGTGAACTTGTAGGTAGAAGCAATACTCACGAATTAAAAGAAGGTGAAGAAATTGTAATCTCTGGAATGCCAACTTCCAATCCAGATCTATCTGCATTGAACGGTAAACAGAGAATTTATAAAGTTCTAGAAGATGCTGATGGTCGTGCTAGAAGATTTGTAATTCCCAAAAAATTTCCTGCTGTCGTTGACAATAATGTTCAACCAGGACAAACAGCAGTTGCAAAAACTTTCACGAGAAGTGTTACATTATCGCTCCTCAACTCACCAAACACATTCGCAACCGCAACGCCTGTCGAAAGAAGGTATCAAGATGCTGTTACATTCATCCGCAACAACAGAGAATTTATTGCCGATGAAGTAGTAGGAAAAATTAATGATCAATTCAAAAGAGATTATTATTCCGTATATGATATTGGTGGACAAGCAACTGCTCAATTTACACCAACAAATGTAACTTATAATCCTGCTACAGGAGATACTGTATTCACAGTAAATAACCATGGATTATCTGTAGGAAATGGTATCAGGATTGCTGATCAGTCTATCACATTTACATGTGCGATGGATGGCAATCAAACAGAACACGCATTACCTGATACGGATCAATTTGCTAGCGGAAGATCTTTACCTATCACTGCATCTGATACAAACACATTTACTGTAAACGTTGGTGCTTCTGGTCCAGATCAGCAGTTTACACCCTCTGGTGCAAATTATGATCCAGCAACAGGAAGTCTTGTTTTAACAGTCGGACCACATACATTATCTGTTGGTGAAGGTATTATTATTGATGACAATTCGTTGTCCTTCACATGTGACATGGATGGAAATCAGTCAGTTAAGACTTATCCACGTCCTGGTATTGATCCTTTTGCTGGTAGGTCTATGCCTATCACAGCAGTTGCTGAAAATACTATCACCATTAATGCTGGTATTTCAGGTCCCAATAAGTATTTCACACCAACTGGTGCTAATTATAATCCAGTAACAGGTGATATGACAGTCACTGTTGGACAGCATGGTCTTGGGGTCGGACGTAGCGTTGTTCTTGCTGACAACTCATTTACGTTTACATGTGATCTGGATGGAAACGTACTTCAAAGCACATACCCACGTCCTGGACAAGATCCATTTGCTGGTAAGTCTATTGCTATTACTAGCGTTGGTGCTACTCAACATACCGCAACTGATGCTCCTTATGACGCAGCAACTGGTGTAGTAACACTAACTGTTTCAAACCATGGATTTACTAACGGTGATTATGTTAAAATTGATAATGATTCATTAACATACACTTGTGATCTAGATGGTAATGTTGCTCAAAAATCATATCCTCGTGCTGGATATGATTACCCATCAGGTCGCTGGTTAGAAATCAGCAATGTAACTACCAACACATTTGATATTAATGTAGGATCTTCTTCTTACACTGGTACTCACACCTTCGTCAGTGCGGCTGCCAATGGCATTGACCACCAAGATGGAACGTTTACAATCAACGTTGGAACTTCTTCCGACACTTCTGCTCATACGTTCATAACTGCATCAGCAAATGCTATCAAGCATGAACCACAATCAATACATAGTTTTTCTGGTTCAGCATCCAATGCAGTAAAACATCTACCACAGTCTGTTCACACATTTGTAAGATCTGAATCAAATTCTCTATCTGTTGGTGGTAGTTCTTTCAGCATATATCTCGGAACATTAGATCATGTAAATACTTGGGTTAGTGGCGGTACTGTAACTTCATCTACTGGTGCTGTAGTTAACGTTACTAATTTTGTATACGACACTTCAAATACTGGTGTTGCTGTAGTAACAACTGACCAACCATTAACTCTAGCAAATGATGATATTGTAAGACTAGCAGATTTGCTAATTGAATGTGAAGCTGGACAGAAAATTTATCCAGCATACAGTGCTCCAACGTCAACAAATTCTGGAAGTAATGGCGACGTTCAATGTAAGCAAGATGTTATCCACTTCTTAAATGCTCTAACACGAGATTTAGAATTTGGATCAAATCATAATATTATTGAAGCAGCAGATAGATATGTAGTTGGCGCAAAAATTGCTTATATTGAAAATGAAATTATTCAAACAGTTCGTGCGATTGAATATGCTCGCGAACTAGCAATCTTTGCAATGTGTAATTGGAGAACTGGTGACAGAACACAATCCAGTCCAATATACGTCCCAGAGTTTACATCGTCAGAAAGATATTTTGACGACACGGTAATTACAGCAACTGCTGGTAGTCCTGCATGTGATGATGTAAGATCAGCAATCGATACTTTAGCATATCTTTATGTTGATGTGATCGGAAATGATGCTTCTGGAACATATCTAGACGCAGCATACTTAATTGCTAGAAACAGAGATTTAATTGCCGAGCAAGCACTTACTAATACAGAAACTAACTTCCCAACATTAGGTCTTTCTGATCTACATCAAAGAAAGTGTAGAAGAGATATCAATTACATTCTTGGTGGTCTTGTTAGGGATTTGGTTCTTGGTGGAAATGCTGGTATTGTATCAAATGCCGAAACATATTTTAGTGGATCTGTATTAGTTGGTGTTGATGCTTCTCAGTTGCCATCTACTAGGTATGCGTATACCCAAGTTGCTGAACTTGCTAAGAAAGCAATGCGTAACTGGTCTGATGGAACTATCATTCAATCAACACCAACAACAGCAACTTATAACGCATCAACGGGTGAGGTAACTGTTTCTATTAGTGGTTCTGTTGGCAATCCAACAACCAATGACAGAATTGCATTTAAGCAAGGTGCGTTAACATTTAACTGTGCATTTAACAGCGGTGGAGATCACGCAAGTCCATCACCAACAGATAAAAATCGTGGGAAAAGTCACGCAATTACCAATGTTTCTACTGGCGGTGGTCTTACTACTATTACATGTAATGTAGGTTCTTCTTCTTACACAGGAGCACATTCATTTGTGAGTGCTCTTACTGATGGAACAATTTTAATCTTTGATCCGGTAGTACCGTCTGTTAATATTCCAACATTTGAAGATTGGGATATTCTACCATATTCAAGCAATCCTTTGTGTGCTAATGTTTCTTCAACAATTGACACCGAAATGCAATTGTTGGATGATATTTTAGGTGGTGTTGTTTTACCAGGAGCAACCACACAAACGTATGGCACTCTGTTCAATACTGCAGAAATAAGAACATACCCAGATAGTTTTATCTATGATCAAAATAATAATAGGATGGCAGTTCGTGCTGACTACGATGACTATCCTATTATTGAAGCATCACCATATACTCAGAACGCTTCTGTTATCTCCTTCCTAGGTGGTGGCGGTGCCGAAGTTGATGGTAATAAAGTAAAGCAACCCAACTCACCATTCCCTGGTCTAAACTTAGATGGATCGGCAACATTCCCGAATCAGGGTAAATCAATGGTTGCTGCGGCATTCACGATTGTTTCTTTTGGTGGTACTGGTTATAGAGTTGTTAACGATGGTTACACCCAGTTAGTTTCTGTCTTTGTTATTTTCTGTAGTGATGGTGTTATTGCTGAGTCTGGTGGTTATTGTTCAATTACCAACTCTGCTACTAACTTTGGACAATATGCGTTAAGAGCTATAGGATTTAGAAAGGATGCATATGAGTTTGATATCGCAACGATATCCAATGTGTCCGCAACACCAACTGGCAGAACTATTCTGACTGTTGCTGGTTTAGGAAGAGAACCACTTGAGCATTATATTGTTAAAATTGATGGATATAAAAATTCAAATCCAGATATTGAATATTTTATCGATAGTATTGCCGCTGTTACCGTTGATGGTTCTGGAGGTCAATTAACAATTGATGATGGTACCGGACAGGCAATGAGTTTGATTGATATTTCAAACAATCAAGCAGTATCAAATTCCGTACTGACTGGAAAAACAATTAGATTGCATAGACCATCTATTGTTAACTCATCTTCTCACACTTGGGAATATGCTGGATCGGGCACTAACTATAATGCATTACCAGAAAATGGTGGCACTAAGGATGAATCTAGTGAGCAGGTATCTCAAAATTATGGTCGTGTTTATGTTTCGGGTACTGACGAACTTGGTGACTTTAAAGTTGGCACGTTTGCTAAGATTGAAAACAGAACTGGTAATATTACCTTTACCGGTACAGTTACAATTTCAGAAGTCGAGTTCCTAAAACTGAAAGGTGGTGACGTTGTTGTCACCGGTTTTGACGCATCCAACACACTTGGTGGTGCTAGTGCTTCTGATAGTAAGATCCCAACTCAAAAAGCAGTTAAAGATTTTATTACCAATAATCTCGGACCTTATATCAACAAACCATACTCTACTAATGCTGTCCCCAGAGCTCTAGTAGAACTTACTGATAGTGGAAAAATTTCTATTGATCAGATTCCTGCTTTGCGTCCATTCAGTGTTTACACAGTACCAGATGTTGCTGGAAGAACATCTATCGAAGGAGCACTTGCCGGTGATATTGCGATTCAGCAAGACACATCCACATCATTCATTTTGAATGAAGATAACGATACTTTATTCCTAGGATTTAATCCAGATCCAGCATTAAGTTTTGCTATTGGAGATGTATTTACTGGTAGCGTTTCTAATGGAAGACTACAATCAACGGAATATAGAGAAGGTGTAATTTACAGAATCAATATTACAAATAGCGGTTCTGGATATGTAACAGCACCAAATATAGTAATATCAGGTGGTAATCCATCTGCTGGTGCTATTGCTGCTGAAGCTGACTGCACTATAGCAAATGGCGAAGTTGTTACTGTAACTATTGCATTATTCAATGGACTATTGGGTGGTAAAGGTTATACTACACAACCAACAATCACATTTGATGCACCTCCTGGTGGAGGAATACAAGCACAGGGTAGTGCTCTATTGGAGAGTAGATTATACGGAGATATTGTTAATAGAATCAAAATTGAAGATACTGATACTATTCAAGATAGCACATCTCCATCTACAAATACAGTTAACCTTACAAGAACTATTAATACGTCTTCATTTGATATCGCCAACTGGGTATCACTGAGCAGTGAAGCAGTTAGTGTTAACACTTTGGTCTCCAGTGGTCCAAATGAACTTATCTCAACATCTTTACTAGGGTCAAACTCAGCAAACTCGTTCACCTTCTTACGTGGTGATTCGTCATATGCTTTGACAGTTCAATCATTAAAAGGTGCGGAAAATAGATATTTTGCTAGTCTATATTCTCAAGCTAGTGTTGGAACAAATTCGCTTATATTCACAACCAATTCAAATACTTTAATTGGTCATGAAGTAGTTGACAATATTCTTGGCATCCCTGCAAATACTAATATTACGGGTGTTATTACAACTGGTGGATTGACAACAGTTGCTATTGATAATCCAATTACTGATATTATTCCCGCAGGAACTATTATTGAGTTTCTTAGAGGAGAGTCTCCAATTACATTTGAATCAACATACACACAAGGTCAATTTGTTGAATCTATTATTATCGCAGCGCCAGGGTCAGGATTTAGCAATGGACAATTCTTTGATGTTCCATTATTTGGTGGATCTGGAACTGGATTGGCAGCAAACATTACTGTTGTAAATAACGAAGTTACTTCAGTTGTGGTAACAAATGGTGGTGTTAACTTTAATGCTGACTTTAGCATTACGGTCCCACCAACTGAAATTGGTTCTGGATCTGGTTTAGTTCTTGATTGTAAAGTAAGTACTATCAACAGGCAATACGCAAATATATCACTTGATATTGCGAGAGTTTCTGATCTAACAATTTCTGCTGATCTATATGGAACAATTGGAGTTTCTAGATATAAGAAAAGTCAATTTAATGTTGGACAAGGAGGTAATGGTTCGGTTGAACTTAAGACCGGTCCAGATAGCGGTCTAGACGCTGACTTGTTAGATGGTGCTCAAGGTGCTTACTATCTAAATGCTGGCAATCTTAATGCTGGCACTCTACTATCAGATAGATTGGCAGGAAATTACAATATTGACATCTCTGGTCAATCACAAAATACAATTCGTGTTATCAGTGGTACTAACAACCCAGTGTCATCTCCAGCACCAAACACATTTGTTACTGGTATTGTCTCCAACACTATATTTAATAGTGCTGCAGCACTCAATGACGGTGGATCAAAAACACAAATTGTAACTTTCAGACCAGGCGGACAAGGATTTACAGTTGATGGTGGTGTTAAGCAATTAGCATTTACTGATAATGATAACATGTATCTTCGTGGTTCTGGATCTGGTGTTAGTACATTTGGTACTTGGGCAAAAGTTTGGACATCTGGTAATGATGGTGTTGGCACTGGTCTTGACGCTGACAGACTTGATAATAAGCAAGGATCTTGGTATCAAAATGCTCTTAATATCAACTCTGGTAAAATTTCAGATAACCGTCTACCAACTTACAAGAGTGCATCTTCCTTCAGAGATCAAATTGAAATCAAGAGTTATTCTGGAGATCCAAGATATAGAATTTATGTTTCTGGTCAAACTTTAACAGACGCAAAATATTCCCCAGGAGCAGACGCTGTTAACCTATACAATTCAAATGACCAGGCAACTGGTGTTATTGAAATTGATGATAGAATTATCAATGATGATGTTGGAGATAATTTCAATGATTACACCATATTGATTGGTAGACTTACTACCGGTAATTTTGTTGGTGCTATAAAAATTGGTGATGCAAATGAATCTGTATTTTTCCAAGATTTTAGTATTGAAGATGGAAATAATTTTGTCGCAGCAACACTAGAAAGTAATTCTGGTAATGCTCAGTTAAAATTAGGAAGATCTGATGGGATTAGTAGTGCTCCGGCAGTTTTATTTAATTCTTCTACGCTAACGGCAAGTTACAATTCAAAAATTGAAGCATCTGGTGGTAACGCAACTGATGGATCTGGACAATTAAATATTGTAGTTGGGGATGAAAATTCTTTAAGCATCAATAGTCAGACTGTTTGGAATGCTGGTAATACCGCATTCAATTCATCAAATATTGTTTCAACTGCTGCGTTAACATCAGCTGTTGCTAGAGACACCAATGGAGACTTTAGTGCTGGAACAATCACTGCTGCTCTAACTGGTGCTGCTTCGCTTAACGTTCTCAAAGCAGGCGATACCATGACTGGTCCGTTAACTCTAACGGGCGCTAATTCTAACTTAAGCATCTCGGGAACATCATTATTTACAGGTGTCGTCACAATGTCTGACGACTTGAATGTTGATTCTGGTGTTTTGTTTGTTGATGCTGGTTCAAATGAAGTTGGTATCAACGCTGGCACTAATCCATTATCTACTTTAGATGTTGTTGGTGATTCTGGAATCTATGTTCGCACATTAACTAATGCCGTTGGAGCAAAAATTAGATTCAGTGATCAAGTTTCTACTTTAGCTCAAGTTGGCACACTGAGATACAATCATTCTGATAGTAATTCACCAAACTCTGAATATAGTGAAGGATTCACTATGGAAGGCACAGAGACAGAACTGTTCTTCCGTGTTGTTGGTGATGTTATCGCATCCAGAAAAATGGGTGTCAACATCAACCGCGAACCAGATTACACTCTGGAAGTTAATGGTGATGCGATGTTCCAAACAGGCGTTACTATCGACACTGATAATGATAACTCTGGTGCTCCTCTAGTCTTCCGTGGATCTTCTTCATATAGAAACTTTAGAATTGGCAACCAACTAGTTGGCAACCACTTGTTTACTATTCAAGCATCCACCAATAATGGCGGAACAACTTGGAATGGAACTCCAGCAATTACTGTTGCTGGTGATTCAAATAGAGTTGGTATTAATACCACAGCAACTAGTGGAACTGATCCAGAAAGTGGAACCAATAGAAATTATCAACTCAACATTCAAGGAGATGTTAATTTCAATGGTCAACTCTTCCAGAATAATGCTGAGTTTGTTACTTCGCGTTGGACTGAAGCTTCTAATGGTAATGACATCTACAGACTATCTAAGGTTGGAATTAATGTAGCAGATCCGACATACACTTTACAAGTTTCCGGCACTTTTAAAGCTACTGGAAACAGTGAAATTGATGGAACATTCCGAATTGGCACATCTGCCACTGACAGAATTGACGTTTCTGGATCTTCTATGAATATTCAGAGCAGTACCTTCAGTAGTGGTCAAATTTCCAATGGATTAAAAATTAATGGAGATAAGCAGTATATCGACAAATACGGAATTATCAAAAGAAACAGAGCTATTATAACTGACAATATAACAATTACAGCAAATGATCGTTGTATGTCTGCTGGTCCAATTGAAATTCAATCTGGTAACACTGTCACTATTGCAAATGGTGGGGCGTGGTCTGTAGTATGATAAATAATATGATAAAGAGTCATTTTTACAATGAGTAAAATTATTGTACGGGAGATAGAATCTCCTTCAGGTGCTATTAATTTTGTCGGGGGATTGACTATTGCTGATAGTGGCAGTATTTCATATCCCGGCAGAATTGTGCAAATGAAGCATGTTACATATAAAACTAGAACGTCTTGGCAAAATGCTACTAGTGATACGGGAAGTGTTAGCGCAAACGTTCCTGGAATGCAAGTAGATTTACAATGTAAATTTGCTAGTTCTAAAGTAGTTATCGAAGCAAGAATTCTTGGAGATGTACATCATAATACAGTATTTCGATATACTGTAAATGGATCTCATATAACTACTGCAGCATATGATTCATATAATGATGATGCTGGAGCAAATCGTTGGAGTGGAATTACTTGTGCGCCATATGATGGAGCAAATAACAATACCTCAACACCGGGTGATATATTTTTTATGGTATTTTACAAACCTGGAAATACAAATAATAATACTTATAGGATTGTTAGTCGCGAAGGTAATACCTCCCAAAGCACAAACTACATCAACAGATGTGGTAGCAGTAATGGACAAAACTCATATGAGTGTGGTGTTTCCAGTATGATTATTTACGAAATAGAGGAATAATAAAATGTCGGAAATTATTGTAGATACTATCGAATCTGATAACGGAGCTATTTCTTTTGGTGATTCTTCAATTGCCGGAGGATTAGTTCTTCCTGGATCTGTTGTTAATTTTGCTTATGTAGAAGAAGACGGACGTTTATCTGTTGCGGCAAATAATAATAATTGGAGTATATTAAGTCAATTAGATATTACTATCAGAAGGACAGTTCCTGGATCTTCCTTTCAATGTGTTTGGATGGTAAATGGAGAAGCCACTGGACACGACCATATGTTTACTGTATACAGAGGTGGTTCACTCATTGGATATAATACTGATGCAGGAGCACAGCGTTGGAGTGGGGTATCTCACGGTTGGTATGATAGAGACCAGAATAGCACTCAGTATAATAATAGCATTGTTTGGTATGATGAAGCACCATCCAATGCAACTTTTCCAGTAGGTAATGAGATTGTATATCGTGTTGGCAATAGATCTTCAAATACTGCCAATTACACATATTGGTTAAATAGAACTGACAGTAGAGGTGGACAAAACGCCTACGAAAACACTGTATCTGCCGGATACGTAATGGAGATAGCACCATGAGCAAATTATCAGTAAAAACAATTAGACCAAAAACAGGATCCGCAGTTCAAATTGCTAGCAACACTAGTATAGCTCTGGGAGATAATGCTTTTGCATCATCGAAAGGAACACCAGTTCAATTTGTTACCGCAAGATACGACGGAAGGCAATCATTCACTGCTGGTCCAGGATTCACTCCAAACCAGATGCCCAATACAAATATTTCAATTATACCGAAATATACGGGTTCGCTGTTATCAGTAAAGTGGATGCTTTCAGGAGAAGTTCACCAAGATGTTGTCATCCTTATTATGAAAAATGGAGTTGAGTTTAAATCACACTCAACATCAGCGGGTTCTCGCTGGAGTGGATATTGTTCTGGATGGTATGATAGAAACGAAAGTTCTACTATGTCAAATTGGTACATTAATGTTTTTGATACCGCAATAGCAGGTCAAGAAAATACATATGGATTAGCAGTAAGATCTTCGAGTACTGGAACATATACGTTTTACTTGAATAGGTGTCAAGCTACTTTGGCACAAAATAGTTACGAAAATGGATGTACTATTTCTAGTATAATGGAAATAGTTCAATAATAAATATACGTATTAATAGGAGAACTTAATAATGGCTAACATTCAGATGCATTATGATTGGTCACACGCCCTCGCTGCATTATATCCAAATGCCGAGTGGTCTGTTTCTGTCGATAAAAATGATAACCAAAGTCTTAATTGGTTGGATTCATCACCTCGTCCAAATGAAGCAGATTTAGAAGCATGGTGTGTTGAAAAATCAAAACTAGAACCTATGCGTCTTTTGAGAAGAGAACGTGATAAAGAGATGGAACTTTGTAATTGGAGAGTTGTAAAAGCAATGTCTCTAGGAGAAGAACTTCCACCGGTATGGAAAAATTATCTACAAGCACTTCGCGATTTGCCACAAAATACAAATCCCGATCAAATCAGAATGAGTGAGGAAGATTTTAAAAAAATTGATCGCTCTAGT